AAAGACAACTCAGGTATTGCTGAGCTTAAGAATGCTCTCATGGATGTCGCTTCCTATCAGGCTGAACGAATTCGCCGCGGTGAATCGACCAAAAACATTGCTCATGCTGAGCTGTTTGACTCAGAAGGAAAAGCCGTAGGATGAGCTCGGTCATTGATCGCGATCGCTTCGAAGCCACCAAAAAGAAGACTGTTGATAACTGGCTCGACGAAGTCAATTATTCGGTCCTCAACAAAGGCAATTACGTCCCGACAGACTTTGCTCTCAGGTTCATCAACTTCATTAAGTTGGTAAACGGAACAGTTGGCGAAACACACAAGTCACCTGTTGTGCATCTCATGATGCTCGACAAAGTCGTCAGCGATAAAAAGAAAGTCGCTAACCTTTGCCATCGTGGTGTGGCCAAGACGACGCTCTTTTTTGAGTATCTTAACTTTTATTTGGCGATATTCCGTGAGCTGCCTAATTTTGGTGAGCTCGACTCAATGATTTACGTGTCTGACAGTATGGACAACGGCGTAAAGTCAGCGCGCAAAAACATTGAATTTCGCTACAACAATTCTGAGTTCCTGCAGGAATACCTTCCCGACGCTAAGTTCACCGACAACTACATCGAATACACCAACAAAGAAGGTAAGAAATTCGGCATCAAAATGTTTGGTGCCAAAACCGGCATTCGCGGTACGAAGATCTTCGCCAAAAGACCTAAGCTTGCTGTGCTTGATGACCTTGTGTCGGATGAAGACGCACGCTCGAAAGCTGCCATGCTGTCGATCGAAGACACAGTCTACAAAGGCATTGAGTACGCTCTCGATCCGACTAAGCGCAAGATCATCTTCAACGGCACGCCATTCAACAAGATGGACATCCTTTACCAGGCTGTTGAATCCGGCGCTTGGGATGTGAACGTCTGGCCTGTATGTGAGAAATTCCCCTGCACGAGAGAAGAGTTTGCCGGCAGCTGGGAAGACCGCTTTTCGTATGACTATGTCGTTGATCAGTACAATGACGCTGTGAAGCTTGGAAAAGTGGCTTCATTCAACCAGGAACTTCTTCTTAGGATCACATCTGAAGAAGAGCGCTTGGTCCAGGACAGCGAGATCCAATGGTACTCTCGCAAGTCGCTACTCAAGCGCCGCAACATCTTCAACTTCTACATCACGACTGATTTTGCCACTTCGGAAAAACAGACCGCGGACAACAGCGTAATATCTGTATGGGCGTACAACTCTAATGGAGATTGGTTCTGGGTCGACGGTGTCTGCAAACGACAAAAGATGAATGTATCGATCGACGATCTATTCAGGTTCGTTTCGATCTACGGACCCCAGAGCGTAGGTGTCGAAATCAACGGTCAACAGAACGCCTTCATTGAGTGGCTCCAGGCTGAAATGCTTGCTCGCAATGTCTGGTTCAATCTGGCCATGCAGAAGGGTACTCCCGGCATTCGATCGACCGTCAGCAAGCTCTCCAAGTTTAACCTAGTGGTTCCCCTTTTTGCCGCGGGAAAGATCTTTTTCCCGGAAGAGCTTAGAGAGGGTCCTGTCATGTCTCAGTTTATCTCTGAGATTAGCTTGGCGACCCAAAGCGGTCTTAAGGGCAAAGACGACTGCCTAGACACTATCTCCATGCTTCCTGAGCTGAATGCCTGGCTGCCGGCCAAGCAAGAAGCCGGTCGTGGGGAGGATTTTGATATTTTTGGTGACGAAGACGACGATAAAAGCTCAAACATTGACTCGTATGTCGTATAAGAACTAAACCAAAGATCTCAACAGAGGGTGCTTCGATGTCTAATCTCACTGTAAGCGAGCTTATGAGCCGTCTGGCTTATGGAGAGCTTTCTAACCTGAAAATGGGAGACATCGGAGGTGGAGCAATCCGGGCTGAAAATGTTCCAGCTGTGCTGATGCAAATCAACAAAGCTCTTAAAGACATTTACAGCAGGTTTCTTCTTTCCAGTCGCGAAGTCATCATCAACACGACTACTTCAATTACGCACTATTACTTGCGTCGTGAGTTCGCGCTTTCAAACACCGAATCTACTCAAGACACGCTTTACTTGGATGACAGCGCTGGGGACCCTTTTGATGGCCGCATAGTCAAAATCCTGGCTGTGTATGACGCATTCGGCCGACAGCTGTTCATGAACAAGCAAAATGAACCTCTTTCGGTCTTCACACCCGAGTATGACTGCGTCCAGATTACCGCGGGACACCAGGCTGAGCAGTTTTTTGTAGTCTACCAGGCTCTTCACCCAGTTGTGACGCTCAGCCCTGACTCGATCATTTACATCCCGCCCTCCCTCGAGAATTCATTGGTTCTGCTGACAGCTTCCAAAATCTTCGAAGGTATTAGCGGGCCGGCAAACGCATCACGCTCAGCCATACTGCACCAGCAGTACGAAGCTTCGCTTCTCATGGCGGAGATCAGAGACACCGCTTCAACCAGCGAAAACATGTCAAACAGCAAACTTGATCAAGCAGGATTCATTTAATGAGGCCTTCTTCGAGCCCTTACGCTAATCCATCAGGGATCGTCGATAAGCGCATCGGAAATATGTTTTCCGAGATCGAGCAAGTGCGAGCTGCGCTGCCTCAGATCTCACATCTCTCGTACTACCTGGAGAGCATTTTTAATCTTCAGAGAAACCTGGATCTGCTCTCTCAGCAGGGCGTCAGTCATCACATTCTGAAAGACATCACCGTCTTTCAAGGCGCGAACGCTTATGAAATTGCCCTTGCAAACGACTTTGTTGGTACAGAGACTGAATGGCTGGACAGCCTCGTAGGCCCTCAGGGTCCTATGGGTCTTTTGGATGAAGTAGCCCACCAAGAATTAATTGATGGTATCGCGGCAAACCTGGCCAGCATCACAGCCGTCAATCTGACTGTGACAGGGCATACAACTGCAATCGCAGACCGGCTGACCGTAACCGCGTTTAATCTGTACGCGGCAGGAATACAGGATCAGCTTACACAGCTTGAAGAAGACATACTGGCAGCTGTTCCTGGGTTGGTTCCTCCGATCGACGAAGACGCAGTCACGTCGCTTGCTCAGCTAGTTTTTGACAATGCGATCGTAGCCATTAGCTCGAGTGTTTCGGATGTGAACACCCGCGTAGACGCTGCTGATGTATTGCTTGATGCTCTGCGAGAAGACGTTGATGCAGGTGAGACAGCTTTCAACGAATTTCTTTTTGAAAACGCGACAACGCTGGGAAGAATTACGTCTCTTGAGGCGGCCGGCGTAGACACGAACGCGTCTATAATCAATCTTCAAACAGTCACTTCTGAAACAGCTACTCAGCAAGAAATTCTGGCAGCTGAAAGTGCTACGCACTTTGCGAGCATCGCGTCTATCGAGACCGTGCAAGCTGATCAAGCAACTCAGATCAACGTTCTCCAGGTAGCAAACAACGCTAACAGCGCGTCTATTACATCGCTTGAGACAGTTGTTGTTGACGGATTTGCAGCAGCTGCAAGCGATCGTTTGGATATTCGTGCAGATTTTGCGGCGGCTGACAGCAGTGTTTCATCTTATGCTGCTGCGCTAGTCAGTTCTGAAGCAACTGCTCGCTCGACGGCTGATGCCGCAGCTGCTGCCGATCGGTTAGACATTCGTGCGGACTTCGCGGCTGCAGATGCAGGAGTAGCTTCAACAGCGGCTGCTTTAGTAGCAAGCGAAGCGTCAACCAGAGCCACTGCAATCAGCGCTGCGGCGGCCGATCGAACTCTCATTAGATCTGAATTTGCGACAGCAGACGCTGGAGTACTTTCTTCGGCAACCGCCCTTGTAAACTCAGAAGCAAGTACAAGAGCATCTGCAGATGGCGCTTTGTCTTCGAGTATTACAACTGTGTCTGCAACTCTCAACGGCGTTTCCGCAACAGTTATCGGCCATACATCAGCTATTTCTGGAATTAACGGTGTTTTGAATGCTGCTTATACGCTCACCCTTGACGTAGGCGGACGAATTTCAGGATTTAAATCCGTCAATGATGGTTCAGTCTCTGAGTTTGAAATTCTTGCAGACATCTTTAAAATTATTGATCCAAGCGGCGGTGCTCGCACAGAGTACAGCGACGGCAACTGGCGTGTTTATGACGCCTCTAACGTTCTCCGGGTTCAGCTAGGAGTGTGGACGTAATGCCAATGGGTTTACAGTGCCGCGACGCCTCAGGAAACATTATCTTTGACCTGACCGATCGTTTTACTCGATTGATAGGATCTTTTTCATTAGACGGATCTAGCGGATCTGGAACAGTCACAGCTGCTGATTTAGTGGAGGGTGACTTTTTTGCTCTGATAGATGTTCAGACTTCAGATTTTTTCAAATTTCCGCCCCAGATTTCAGTATCAGGAACTACGATTACTTGGGGATACGGCGCGTTGGGAGCAGGGTCCAGAGCTCCGTGTACTGTCTATTACGGAGTTTTTTAATGCCCGCGGGTATTCGTGTATTTAGCACATCAGGAATTTTGCAGATTGATGAAAACTATAAGCATTTTGCTTATAGGGCCAAAGGCACTTTGACTCTTAATGGCAGTGGCCAAGGTAATGTTACAGTATCAGGGACAACACCTATACTGGCTTACAGATGCTCTTCAGATGTAGTTCTACTTTATACAACTGCGTCTGGAGGCTCGCGCACGTTTTATTTTGTTGGATCTGCAAGCGCCAGTGTTGACTGGTTTCATTTTGATGCGCCTACGTTTTCTGGTGGCGCAGGATCAGGCCTTATTATCAAAAATGCTGCTGGAGATCCTACATTCAATTCGAACCAAAGAAGCCTAAGAGTGGTCGACTATGTGGAGCACTCCCCGGTAGACACTTCCTATGCTGAAACAATAGGGTACACTTCTGGGAGAACTTACGCTGTAGTTTGCGCCCACAACGGCAGAGGTATGGTTTCAGCACCTAAACCTTTTGATCCAGGTGTTTTTATAAATATTGGACACGCGGTATCTTCTAGGTACAGCGGGGACTCTATGATATTTGAGTACTACTCATTGTATACAGGAGCATCCAGCTCCGCTCCTGTCTATTCCCCCAAAGGCTATCACGCTGTTGTTGATGTAACAGGGTTATAAGGAGAACTCTCATGAGCTTTTTTAGACGAGTAAAAGAAGTGTTCGTTCCGCCTAAGGATGTACCGCCGCAGATTGTTTATGTACCACAAGAGGTCATCAAAGAAATCTACATCGACTCTTGCAAAGCAAGGCCGGCCGAAGAGTTTCTTCTTGGTTCCGCGGAGCAAGATGAGCTGCTGATGCAAGATCTGATCAGCAATGAAGGCTTTGTGTCTCACGTTTACCAAGACACCAAAGGGTATTGGACAGCCGGTATCGGAAGACTTCTCGATCGCCGCAAAAGCGGCGGTCTAACTATGGAAGAAGCGCTATATCTGGCGAAGAACGATGTTAAAAAAGCCATCGGTTTGTTGGATAAACATCTGTCATGGTGGAGAAATCTTTCTCCTGTCAGACAACGTGTCATGATCGAGCTTGTCTTTAATATGGGTATTGGAGACGCGTCTAGTGGCTTGCTTTCTTTCAGAAACACCCTGCCGGCCATTCAACGAGGTGACTACGAAACCGCGGCTACAGGTCTTCGTAACTCCAAATGGGCCAAGGATGTCGGGCCGATTAGGTCTGGTAAAATGATAAAAATGCTTTTACAGGGTTAGGCGAATTGATCCTGCCCAGTTCAACAAAGAGGACTAAACCTATGCTGCAGAAATACCTGACACCCTTCATCGCTTCGGTCGCTCTGGCCCTTTCGGGCTGTGCTGTGTTCAACGATGTTCGTCCGGTTCCGAACGTCTATGCCGATGCTGAAGGTCCGGCAGAAGTTGCTCTGACGACCCTGAAAGCTTACGGTGCCGCGCAAGACACGTACATTACGGTCTGTGGCCCGGTACAGCCGACTGATCCTGTCGCGGATACCTGCGTGGTTCTCGGCACCGCTGAACAGACCCTTCGCCCGGCAGTAACTGCTGTTGGCCAGGTCGCCGCTGAATATGCTGACATCGACGCACGTATTCGCGAACTGGGTCCCAATGCTCCAGCTGAGTGGCTTCTTGCCGCGGCTGAAGTTGCCGGCCGCCTGTCAGCTGCCTATGACCCCGTCAAGTCTGACGTGGATGCCTTCATTGCCAATGCCGGCAAGCTGACCAACTAATCACTCAGACACTGGAGCACTGAACATGTTTGATATTTTCGTTGTTATCTCCAAAGTCCAGCAAGCGCTGGCTCTGGCTCAACTCCTGAAGCCGATTCTTGGCGATCATGCTGATATGATCGACGATGTCACCGATCTGGCTGGTAAAGCCCTGGTTGGCGTCAAGTTCGGTGTCACCAGCTACGAGACCCTCTGTGACGAGCTCGACGGCGTCATTGCTGAAATGGATGCCATCCGCGCCAAAGGCGGCGTGACTGGCGGCGACATTCGCGATGAAGTCGCTGCTATCCGCAACCGCGGTAACTCGGTTGACGCGATCATGAAGCGTCTCAAAGGCTAAGGCCTGTCCTGGGAAGGACCTAACTGAAGCGCGGGGATTCGTCCTCGCGCTTCTTTTTTATGGAGAAATAGTGTGCATAGACAGCCTGAAGATCTGCCAAACGAGCATGTGCTCATGTACCCGCCTGAGCTGGCCGGCCCGTTTGAACCTATAACCGATCTCAAGTTTCAACGTGCTATTCCGAGCATTGAAACACCCTCTAAGACTGTTGTTGAAGAGCCCGAAGCCCCGTAGTCTTTACTTTAAGGTTATTGGCAACTATTCCCTGTTAATCAAAATTCAGCATTAAGGGTCTGTTATGGCTGATAGTATTTTAGATTCGGCAGACGAAGCTTTCACTGAAGGTAAGGACCCTGAAAGCCTCCAGCAGATTCGAGCTGTGAACGCCAAACAGCTGAGAGAAGCTTCGACAGAACCTGGTTCTGCTATGCGGCTCACTGAATGGAAAAAAGAACCAACACTTGCTGAGCTTAAAGCCGATCTCGAGGCTGCTCGTATATCGAGAGACGCCCAGGTCCTGAAAGTTAAGCAGTGGGAGACTGCCAGGGATGGCGGCAAGGTTATCCCAAAAAGACGCGGTAGATCTTCTATCAGACCTAAGCTTGTACGCCGCCAGGCTGAGTGGAGATATTCAGCGCTTTCTGAGCCATTTCTGAGCTCTCAAGACGTATTCCAGGTCAACCCTAGAACCTTCGAAGATGGGCCGGCCGCGGCTCAAAACGCTGTTCTGATCAATTGGCAGTTCAATACTAAGATCGACGCTGTCAAAGTCATTGGTGAAGCTGTCCGTACGTTCGTCGACGAAGGTACAGTTATCTTCCGGCCCGGCTGGAAGCGCGAGATCGAAAAAGAAAAAGTGATGCTCCCTGTGTGGGAGTATTTGGAAGTTCTCGAGGGTTCGCCGGAAGAGCAAGCGCTCATCCAGGCTTTGAAGCTCAAAGAAACCAACCCTCGCGGCTTTCTTGAGTTGGATCCAGCGATCCAAGAGAGCATTGAATACTCTATGGAAGTTGGCCAAACTCTTTGGGCCAGACAAGTAGGTGAAGAAGAAGGTCTTCAGGACAAGGTTGTTAAGAACCATCCTACCCTTGAGATCGTTGATTATCGAAACATCTACGTCGACCCTTCTTGCGGTAGTGACGTAGACAAGGCCGCTTTTATTGTTGTGTCTTTTGAGACCTCAAAAGCAGAGCTCATGAAAGACGGTCGCTACAAGAATCTGCGAAATGCAGATTTTGCCGGCGCGGACCTTTTGACAGATACCGAACACGGTACTGAGACGCCCCAAGAGTTCAATTTTCCTGATGAAGCTCGCAAGAAAATTGTTGCTTACGAGTACTGGGGCATGGCCGACATCAATGGCGATGGTCTGCTGAAGCCGATCGTTGCTACCTGGGTTGGGTCCCAGCTCATTCGTATGGAAGAGAACCCTTTTCCAGACGGTAAACCGCCGTTTGTCTTTGCTGCTTATTCGCCTAAAAAGAAGTCTATTTTTGGCGAACCTGACGCTGAACTGCTCGAGAATAACCAGGCGATCGTTGGCGCTGTCATGCGCGGCCTTATCGATCTGTTGGGTCGCTCTGCCAACTCACAGCAAGGCATCCAAAAAGGTATGCTGGACATTACGAACCGTCGTAGGTTCGAAGCCGGCGAAGATTATGAATTCAACCCTGCTGCCAATCCAAACCATGCTTTGATTCAGCACAAGTATCCTGAGCTGCCGCGATCGGCGCTTGAGATCCTGGCGACACAGAACGCTGAAGCTGAGAGCCTTTCAGGTGTCAAAGCCTTTACCGGTGGTATTTCCGGTGAGGCTTACGG